TAAAAATAGTCCAAGCGGCAGGGGAACTAAATGAACTGCGTATTAAGCTAGTACGGGAAGAAAATAAAGAATCTCCTTCTCCTGATAAACTAAGACGGATTAAAAAAAAGATAATCTATTATGAAGCTGCCTTACTTAAGATGCGGAAGGGGGAAAGTTATTTTATTAATGCTTCTAGCTTTACGAACATTGATATTCTAACAATTGGGTATATAAAGCAACTTTTTAACGGAACACTTGAATTACACGAATTTAAAAAATCGGTGGTAGGTATGCGCCCTGGGCTTCGCCGAGATATCCGTTTTTATGTGGCTTTTTCTGAAAAGCATAAATATACAGATGGTGTGTATCATGGGGAACCGGCAGTAAATTCTAGGGATCTGCGCTTTTTACACCATGATAACCCGATAGATGCAGGCGTCGATTTTGGTAATCAACTATCCCTAATCATAGGGCAGGAAGACGGTGCATATTACCGATTACATAAGAATTTTTTTGAGTTACCGCCTAATTGGTTTAGAGAATTGGCAGATCAATTCCTAGGCTTTTTCCTGAATCACGAGGAAAAGGAATTAAACTTGTATTATGATCGTGCCGGAAATAATTTTGAAAAGCAGAAAGAAGACTATGCGCGAAAATTGAAAGAAGCTATCGAGATAGACGGGGAAGGCAACCGGACAGGATGGATCGTTAATCTTATGAGTCGCAAACAAGCTAATATCCGGCAAGATGAAGAATACGACTTTATGTTGGAGCTAATGAAGGGGGAAAACAGAGCATTACCAATTCTTTTAATTGATGCAGTTAATTGCAAAGAAGCCGTGTCTAGTATTGAGAAGGCACCAGCCGGGATCCGATACAAGGGGCAGCAAAAGATAGTTTATAAGATTAAGAAGTCGGAGAAACTGGCACCTAAGAAATTGCCTATGCTTTCTACAAATTTCTCTGATGCCTTTAAATACTTAATGATGCGTAAGCTCTGGCGGCGGGCTATCAGGGGCAAAGGCAAGGCTAGTAATGCCAGCCCTTACGTGCCGGGATTCGATGACATGGAAGGGTGATGAAGGCAATTGCCCCAGTAGGCCGACCTTATACCGGGGTCGGCCTTTTTTGTCGCCAAAGTTGCGAAATGTTAATAATATTAACGCAATTAATCATATTTCACATTTCGAAAAACGAGGCAATCGCCTTTCGACTTCTGAGCGGCTCGGTCTTCGGTGTGTGATTGAAAAAAATAATTCACTGATGTATATGCTTATTAGTATGTTTATCAGTGCTTTGTAATGGGAAATACCAAAATTCGCCCCATAAAAAGGGTGTTTTCTGTTGTTCTAGTGGGAAAATAGAAAGAAAAAACATAAAATCATGCGAAAACCATATTTCAACAAGTCTTTTTTATAGGATTATGATTAAAAATAAAAAATATATCTCTTGAAAAGTTCCACATTTGGGAATTTTTTAGTATCTTTGTTTCAAATAAAAAGAAGTTATGAAAATAATCGATTCTGAAAAGCTGGAAGAGTTTATTAAAAAACATGCGGACGCTAGTAATGCTATCGAAAAATGGGTAGAAAAGATAGAGGCCGCAAATTGGAAAAATCATAATGAACTGAAAAATGATTTTCTTTCAGCCGATTATGTGGGAAATAACCGTTATGTATTTAATATCCGTGGGAATAATTATCGAATTGTTGCGGTAGTTGTTTTTTTCGCTGGTAGAATGGTTATCCGTTTTGTAGGTACTCACAAAGATTATGATAGAATCGACGCAAAGAATTATTAAAAAGGAGGGTATTATGAAAATTAGTAATGATTCCCAATACAGGGAGTATAAAAAGAAAATGGAAGCTTTAATCCAAAAGGGTACAAAGCTTGGGGATCTGGAATTGCTTTCAGAATTTGATAAAGAAGAGTTTATACGCTTGACTGATGCTATTTCTGAATGGGAAGCGGCTTATCATCCTTTGCCGGGGAAAGTTTCTACGATAATCACTGACGCTATAAAAGAACGTATGGTTGCAGGGAATATAAAACAAAAGGAAGCTGCAAAAAAACTAGGCGTTTCTGAATCACGTATAAGTGAATTACTATCCGGCAAACGATCACTTAATTTAAATCTAGTAAAGCGCCTTCGGGATAATTTCGGGATCCCAGCGGATTTTATCTTGGATAATATGTAAAAAATGGAATAAAAATAAGACGGAAAAGCTTTATCTAATTGGATAAAGCTTTTTTATTTGTGGCTTTTTCCCTACATTTACCAGATAATCATAATATAATGCAGTATGAACACACTAAAGCCGAATTTTGCCAAAAAAGAAGATAACGGCGTGGACCTTTTGCGTAAATCTTCAAAGATATTTTTAATAGTCTCACAAATAGCCGGAATTATAGGGGCTTTTGCCGGGATAATGGATTTTGATAGTTCAGGGATAACGGTTATAGCAGTAGCCGTTTTAATCTTTGTTGCAGGGTATCTAGTACGTGGTTTTGCTTTATGTATTGCTACGATTGCGGAAAATTCCGAAAAATATAAAGAATAGCCGGTTAATCAGAATATATCTTTTTATTTATAGGGTGCATCGGGAACGGTGTGCCCTTTCTTTTGTCCTTTACCTACACATCTTAAAAGCTCATATTTGCCTAAAAATAGAGCAATATGAATGAAATATTAATTACTACAGTAGTCAGTTCTATTTGTACTGGTGGTATTACTTGGCTTTTTACTCTTAAATATACTAGGAAACAGGCCGAAGCTGATGCGATGCTATCTGTGCAAAACGTATATCAGCAAATAATTGAGGATCTTAAAACAGATCGGGTGGAGTTGAAAGAAAATATCAAGGAACTGGCG